TGAGCCCAAGTAAAGAACAATTACGTTTACTACATGGTAAATTACGATTACCTGTACACATTAATTATATTGCTAAGTACATCCTTAAAGTACCTCTCAATGAGACTAAAGAGATATTATACGATTTGATTGAAGATGGTATTATTGAAGAGAGTCGACATGCCAAAGAGTATTACGTTTTAAAAAGTCAAAAATAATATGAGTAGAGAAATGGTAAACCACCCTGACCATTATGGTGGTCAGGAGAACCCTTATGAGGTGGTGAAGATTGCAGAGGCAACAGGTTTGGATAAAGATGCATATCTATTCAACGTATTAAAATATATCGTCCGTAGTGGAAAGAAAGATGGTAATCCTCCTTTACAAGACATGAAAAAAGCGTTATGGTATTTGGAACGTCGTATTAAGACGATGGAGGAATAATGGGATTTTTAATAAACTATATAATGATTGGTTTCTTAGTGGGGTTCTTATTGGAATACTCAGTGGATAAGTTAACCAAAGAATCTTTTACCACAAAAGAGAGGATTTTTGTTATTTTATTATGGCCGTTATCCCTTTTCACATTTATAGTAGGATTTTTTAGCAAATGAGAGAATTGAAAGAAATAATTGGAGACATTCACTGTTCAGATACAGTGAAGTTTATGAACGAGATGCCAGAGAAGTCGGTCGACTTAATCGTTACCTCACCACCTTATGGTGTAGGTATCGACTATGACAGTTGGGACGATGATAAGTATTTTGATGAGTACATGAAGTTTACTCGTCAGTGGTTACAGGCGGCACATAGAGTTTTAAGGGATGATGGGCGTATTGCGTTGAACATTCCTTATGAGATTAACCGTCAGAAGAAAGGTGGTCGTATCTATTTCTCTGCTGAGGTTTGGATGATAATGAAACAACTGGGTTTTGGATTCTTTGGTATTGTGGATTTGGAAGAGAGTTCACCACATAGAAGTAAGACCACGGCGTGGGGAAGTTGGATGAGTCCATCGGCACCTTACATCTATAATCCAAAAGAATGTGTTATCTTGGCATATAAGAACTTACCTAAGAAACAGGTTAAAGGAACACCTCAATGGGAGGGTGAATATCAGATGGTACCGAACGAGAAGATTGAGGGTGAGTTCAGAAAGAAGTTGGTTTATGATGATAAGGATAAGAAAGACTTCATGTCTTTGGTGTTTGGTCAATGGAATTATTTTGCCGATACTCAGTCAAAAACTAAAGCGACATTCTCATTGGATATTCCGTACAGAGCGATTAAGATTCTCTCGTATAAAGAAGACTTGGTATTCGACCCATTCAATGGTTCAGGGACTACGTGTTTAGCTGCTGAGATGTTGGGACGACCGTGGTTAGGTTGTGACATTTCAAAGAATTACTGTGATGTTGCTAAAGAAAGACTCAAGGAGTATAAGTTGGAACAACAACAAATGGAGATAGTTTTAGATGAACATTCAAAGAATTGAAATAGTTAACCAATAAACATTTGATACCTTAATTACAGAAACCCCTGAATAAACAGGGGTTTTTCTGTGTTATGGATATTTATAGTAAATATTTTATAAATGAGTTTACATAGATTAAACGAGTCTGAAAGACAAAGGATACTCAATTTACATGAGAGTGCAACTAAGAAACAATACCTTACGGAACAGAAGGGTGATGGTTCGATGATGAAAGCCAGTCAGGATTTTTGGGATAACATCAAGTTTTTTGAGGGAAATGCAAGAATGGTGACTAATGGTGTTAAAGAACCAATGTTGAAAGCGTATAAAGATACTAAAGGTATTTGGACAATTGGTTATGGACATACTGGACCTGAAGTTAAAAATGGTCTAAAGATTACTAAGGACGATGCGTTGAAACTATTGTATAGTGATGCTAAGGAAGCCGCAGACTGTGTAAGACGAATATTCAAAGAGTGGAAACAAAAAGAGTTACCACATCAAATCACTCAGGGTATGTTTGATGCTTTGGTATCGTTAGTATTCAATGCTGGATGTGATGGGGTTAGAACTTCGGACTTCATTCAGGATATGAAAAAGGGTGACTACGATGTCGCCGCTGAAAAAATCTTAACTTTCAAACCTGATGCTGGTGAAGAAAGAAGAAATAAAGAAAGAGAAATGTTTTTATCATAATGAAAAATATTATTAATGAATCAGGTTTACGTAACATTGGTGAATTGGCTGACAGATATAAGAAGGCTAAGATTTACTTTCACCAAGACTTAGATGGTGTTACAACTGCCTTAGCGATGAAGAACTATTTGGAAGACAACGGTATTCAGGTTGTTGACAGTGAAATTATCCAATATGGTGATAAAGAGTTTGCGGTTAAGAAACAAGATGCAAAGGGTGATGTGATGCCAGTGTTGGTTGACTTCGCTCACGGTAAGCCGATGTTCGTAATTCATACTGACCACCACGATAGTCAAAGTGGTGTTGAAGGTGATACCGCAACTTCATTCAGACCTTCACGTTCTAATGTTGCTACACTATCACAAATTATGTCACCAAAGGAGATATTTCCTTCTGATGACATTACACTTATTTCTACTGTGGATTCTGCTGACTTTGCTAAGTATGGTTTGAAACCTGAAGATATAATGAACTTTATCTTTAGATTGGATAAAGACAAATCATTACAGAAGAATAAGATGGCTTTAGGTTTGGCGACTAACAAATTGATGTTGGCGTATAAGAACAAACCTGGATTTATGGAGGAGTTGGTGATGACATCAAAACCATCATTGTTAAACATCTATCAAAATATCAGGAGGATTGCTGACCGTGAAAACTATGCGAATCCTACGATGATGACCGCAAACCAAGAAGATTATGTGGAACAAAGAAAAGGTGATGCAAACTTAAACTACTCTGATGGTATCATCTATCAGTACGGTGGTGGTAGAATGTTTAAACCTGGTTCTTATGATAGATACACACCATTTAAACTATATCCTGAAGCGGACTTCTTAATTACAGTTTGGCCAATGGGATTGGTTCAAGCATCTTGTAACCCATTCAAGGGTGAAAGAGAACTTAAGGGTGTTAACTTAGGTGAAATTGCTCAAGAAGTCTTAGGTAAGTGGGAAGCTCAGTTAAGGGAAAAGGTTATTCCTTTGTCGACAATTAAATGGATTTCAGAATCATCAAGAAGTTTTGATGATAGTTCAGTAGGTTTTACTAATGCTGATTTGGAAGCATTCTATGGTGATAAGATTCGTGCTATGGAAGGTGGAGATGCGTATATGGAAAACCTAAAACAGATTATGGACAAACCATTTAGTAAGTTAACAGAACAGGAAATTAAATTGTTAGATGGGTTAGGTGTACCTGCTTGGGAGATGATTCAAGCAAACTCAGGTGGTCACAAATGTATTACAAATATATCTGCGTTGAATTACTTTGGTAGAAGTAAGAGACCACCTCAAGGTAAAGGTGGTTATAATAGAGAATCAGGTGATGCACCTTATGTGAAGTTTGCTAAGATGATTGGTTCTGAGTTCTATAGACTACTTAAAGAAAAGATTGATTCAAGTAAATCAGAATAATGAGAAGGAGACTTTGTCTCCTTTTTTTATGTCCAATTGTTTCGACATACCGGCAGGAAGTTCGAGAACCTTATCACCATACCCCGTATAGGATTCACATTCCAATTCTTCTTTACAGATTGGACAGTTTTCATGAACAGTGTCCACTTCATCACCATTAATAAAGATAATATCCAATGGGATGATACAGTCAAACATCCAAAACGATTGTTCACCTTTGGTTGGCATGAGAAAATACATTCCCTGAAAGTCTTCATTGAAACGCTGACCTTGCATTCCTTTTGTGATGGCTTCTTTGGTCACACAAAGTTTGACTTTGATTTCTGTATTACCTATTGTTATTTTCATATACTTATAAATATCTAAAGATATATAATATGAATAAATATGGTGGAGTAATTGTTAGGTGCGATAATAAAGTCTTATTATGTAAAAGAAATGCGACAGGTTCGTTACCTGGTCATTGGTCGTGTCCTGCGGGTAGCATTGAAGAGGGTGAAAATCCTTTGGATGGTGCAATGAGAGAGTTTTATGAAGAAACCGACATCAAGCTATTGAAAGAGCCAGATTTTTGTGGTATAATTAAAAGAACTAACAGAGACGGTAGTAAAGTTAAAGGTGAAATGTATTGTTACCTTTATGATAGTAATGAAGAAATAATGCCTAACTTAGCAACTGCGAAGGATGGTGATGAACACACTGAGTGTGGATATTTCGGAAAAGATGAATTACCTTCTCCAATGACAGAACAATTTAATAAATTATTAAAAGTTATACTAAAATGAGTTTAATGTACAAAGCCCTCGTAGCAAAATACGAAGCAGAACTATTAGAAGCGAAAGCAACCTTAGAAATCTATTTTAACAATTCAGTTGGAATTGGTGAACACCCTCAACATTTAGAAGAGATGGATGGATTGGTTGATAAGATGGCTTCGGCAGGTGATAAATTAGAAGCACTAAAGACCAATTTCAATGAAAAGGGTATGGCCGAATAATGGTTCAGTTGTAAAACATTCAGGGTATTTTAAACTTTCTTACAACCCTATTGGATTACTTTTTAAGGAGATATCCAAAAAAAACAAGAAAGTTAGTTGACGAAGACCAATTTTTTATTATCTTCGTATAACTTTTAACAAACAAGGATATATTTATAACTTATCCAACTAATTTTAAAAAGTTTGTTAAAAGGTTTGACAGTTTAAAATAATTGTTTTAGATTTGTCAGAGTTCTTTGAAATATTTGTCGTGTTTACTTAACGACTTTTGTATTAGGTCTACGGACCGAATCCTTTCCAAAGGAGTCAAGAGTAAACACACACGGCGGTTTAGCGTCGTTAGATAACCCCAGCAATGGGACTATAGGGATTGAAACGGGATTAGTACACCGTGAATATTCGCAATCGTGAGGTTGACAACTAAACAAAGTGGCTACGGCCAATTCCCCGAGGGCAACTGCTGGGGGGAAGAGGTCACTCTGAGTCCGTGGAATATCAGAGTTGAGATGGTGACATCAAAAGGAAAAGCTACAGGTGACGGTTCGACACACCCTGCAAGGTGTCGTAGGGCTGGGTACCAGTCTGACGGGTTTCCGAGGTGAGTAAACCAACGAAGTCCTGACTGACCGTAAGTTTGCAGACTTACAGAGAGGTGTGAAGCATTCTGTTCTCCAAAGGGACGGACCTTCTCCCGAAGCACATCTTTCCTTCTTCCACAATTGCTAGTTTAATAACAAACCCGGTGTCAGGGTATTACAATTAAATGAGAAGCAAGAGTCTTCGGGCGTTGACAACGAAAGGTGTCTAATACTCTGAGTGTAAACTAACAGAGTCATTGAACAGACCGCAAGTCTTTCAATGTCAATTACAAAAAACCTGTTGGGACGGCCATCCCTTCATGAACTCGCAAGGTTCAACAGAGTTGAGTAGTAGTTGAGTAGTTGTTAACGAATACGAGTGGTTAACGTAAGTAACCGACACTGACTTGATACTTCAAGCAATTGAGGTGGACAATGTGAGCAACCGACTATTAGGGTAATCTCACGAAAGACAGGTCACATAAACGTATAGTCTCAGCGTTTTATACTTCATATACCTTCCTTGACCTCGGTGCTAACCCACCGAGGTTTTTTTATGCTCATAGTTGTTGGTTTGGGAAATATTTTGTATCTTTGAATAAGAAAAGAAATTAATTATGGTATTAGACAGAAACATTCAAATCATTCACCCACAGTTTGGGCAACTTCTTAACGATTCTTATGATGATGAAGTTCAGTTCAAGTTGTTTCTTCAGATGGTACATTCTTGTATTGAGTTAAAACAAGATTTGTCATTCTTCAATGGACGTGATTTCTTGGTTCACATTCCACATAACTTATTGAGTCAGTCTATTGTTTTGGGTAATGTAAAACCTCAGGAGGAATTAACGTTGGGTCAGTATGCGGTTCGTAAATCTAAGATGGAGGGGTAATGTATAAGGTTGGTGTTATAATACCTGCTCGTTTTAAATCGAGTAGGTTACCTGGTAAACCTTTGATTAAGATTGCTGGTAAAGAGATGGTAGTACGGGTGGCGGAGATTGCTGAAAAGGCCGTTGGTCGTGAGAATGTTTATGTTGCGACGGATAGTGAGAAGATTCAGGAAGTAGTTGAGGGTTATGGTTTTAAAACTATTATGACATCTGAAGAATGTTTAACGGGAACCGATAGGGTTGCTGAGGCATCATTAAAAATAGATGTGGATATGGTTATTAACGTTCAGGGTGATGAACCATTACTTAATCCTGATGATATTATAAAGATAAGGGATGCTAAGATTAAATATCCTGAAC